CGCGCCGCGGTTGGGTAATCTTTGGTGCTAAACATATCGTCATATTCGCCTTTACCAAACCGGTCAATGACTGTCCGTATGCGCACTGGGTCTGTGTTTGGATTTTCCAGAAAGTTTTTTAATCCTGTAATGCTGGCCGTGCTGATTTCTTTTGTCCGGCGTGCGCGTTCTGCGTCCGAAAATACATTGCGGCCGCGGTCGTCTGTTGCATCAATTGCGTCTTTCATTGTTTTTTTTGCGTGCGCATATCCGGCCAAAACATCCGCATCGTCTGTTTCAAATATACCGATTGCAGACTGAACCATATCTTCGGTGCTTAAATCCATCGCGCCTATCAATGCAGACTTCTGGTCTTCGCGTTGGCGCGTAATAAACCTTTCTTTGGATTTTGCGACCAACGACGCGCTTTTCAAGTCAAAATCGGCCGAAAAAGACGACGCCACAACCGGATCAACAATTTCGTCCATCGTGCCTTTGCGAATATCCTTTAACGCAGAATCCAGCGCCGTTGGGTCGTCGGCATGCTGCGCGTATGCGCTTTCCATCTGTGCGGTCGCGCTGTTGCGAATATGCTGCGCGTACGAATTGCGCGTCATTTCCTTGATTTTTGCGCCTTGTATGTCCATCTGCTGCTGCGCGCGATTATCGGGATTTACTCCCTGCATCTCAACAAATTTGTCTGTCAAAACTTGTTTTTCATAAATATCTGACATTTATGCCCCCTTAAAATGTCGCCCCGTACATTGGCGTGCCATTTACCGCCCACGCTTGCCCACCGTGCGGCCCCGTTGATTTGGTTATTTTGTTGCCGCTACCGGCATTAAACATCGCTAACCCCAACCCCAAACTGCCCAATCCTTGCGCCAATTTTGCATACCCCATATATTTTGCGGATTTTGCGTATGCTTTGCCCATAATTTCATAAATATCGGCCTGTTTATTCATGGATTTCGCCTTGCGTGCTGCATTGCTTTCAATCGTATGAATATCTTCGCCCAAATCCATACTTGAACGCTCTAATGTTTGCGCCAATGTGCCGCCGCCATTTACATCTGCGCCGCGCGCGGCTGCCGAATATGTCGCGTTGCCAACTGCCGCTAAATACTTTTTGCGCAATATATTTGCATTTTCGGCCGCGTTTAATTCCAATTGACTGGCCTGTGTGCGCAAATTTCCGGCCGCAACGCCATAATTCATTTCATTGATTGCGCCTGTGGCTATTTCCGAACCGGCGCTTGCCAATTCCGTAAATGCCGACATACTGTACCCAATACCCAACTGATTATATTTGTTATTAAACCATTTTGACCAACCGCTTGGCGCTGTGTATTCGTTCATGCTCTTTATCCTTCATAACTAACATCCAACTGTACCGACAATATTCTGACCGGCGTATATTCGCCTGCAATCACATACCTGCAATCGCGCTCATATTCGCCAACAGCAAAGAAATCGTATGTATCTTCACCTTCCAGAATCTGCTCGTTTAATTGAATCTTTGGCGTATCCACGCATTCCACCGTTGCGCGGTTGATGCGCTTCCTGATTGATGTTGTGCGGCCGTTTATTGCTATCGGATTTGACTTTACTTCGTACCGGAACGGCAATCCAACCTTGACCGCCCCATCTGCAAACCCAATCTTTATTTGACCAGTGTCGTCAACATTTTTGGCAACCGCGCGTCCGTTTTGTTCAACATACACTCGTTCGCCGATAAAATCTGTCAAATCTGTTATTGCGCCATTGACACATTGTGTGTATCGCGTTGAATCCGTTCGGACATCAGCGATTTTTTCAATCATAATGTCGCCATTTCTACGAACCGCAATATATGTGTCGTCTGCAACCGTGGCAACCGATAATATTTTTCCATCCGTTTCAAATATGCATGGCGCGTTGATGTTTTCACTCAGCCCCAGCGCTTGCACATACATAACGCCGCTATCAACCAACACATACAGGAAATCCCCCTTATCCTTGACGCTGTTTTTTTCCAACGCCATATCCACCGGCACGCCTTCGTATTGGAAATACAGCGACGCGTTGCGTGGTGCAAAACCGCCGGCACTATCGTCATATCCATAGTAATACAGGTTGCGCCCCTTGCGCTCAATCGTCAATACGCCGTTTTCATAAACCGTTGGCCTGATTGCACGAAAACAGCCATTTTTATTCATTTCCGATGTTGTGAATTTACTCGGCGTGAATCTTCCTTCCGGTACGACAAAATGCTCGGCCGATGTGAATATGTGCATGTTCCGCTGAATCGCCATACTTACAATGCCCGAATTTGACAGCAACGGCCACTCTATCGCATCGTTGTCATAGTTGCCGATGTTTTCAAAATTATTGTAATCCCCCACGCGCGAAAACCACAACATATTCGGCATATCACGACTGCCGCCAAAGCATAAACGCTGCTCTACAAACAGACATGTACGCGGCCATCCGCGCGTATTTGACCAAACTTCTTCATACCCCGATATGTATTCCCACGATGTGATTTTATCTGTGGTATAAAACGGTATTACCGTCCGGACGCGGATTTGTGTCGCAGAAATAAAATCTACAATCTTCGCACGGCCGCCGCCACCATCAATATATTGCCCAACCATATCGGCCGTAAATCCCGAACCGGTAATAATTACACTCCCTTCTGTGGCAGATGGTGTTATTTCTGTTGTTTTTGTTGTGCTTTTTTCCCCATTAAAACTGCTTCGGGGAATATTTTTTAATGGAAACGCTCCAAAATTCCAACCTGTGTCCATCCGCAGCAACCGCATTGGCTGAATATCCGGATGTGTAAATATGATTGTGTCGTCCTTGTACGCGTATGTCAGATTTTTTATAATTTCGTCTGTAAATATAGACGCAACGATAATTTGCTCTAACGCGCCGTCTTTGAAAATCATAATGTTTTTATTGGCCAGCCCAATCAAATACGCTGCATCCAAATTGTACACAAATGGCAACAGTTTAACATTGTCCGGCGTTGCTTCTGGCGCATCCGAACTGATGTCCATATGGACATAATTCAATGTAAAATCGGTCTTTATTGTTTCTGTGCTGTCTAATTGTAATTTGATATACTGGTATGCCGCATTTATATCAAATGTAAAATTGGTCGCGCTTTCCGTAATCGTGATACTTGATACTTTGCTCCAATTCGCGCCATCGGCCGATGCGTATAATGTTGCCGCTGCTGAACGCGCCGAACCTGTACGCGTAAATATAACGCTTGTGGCGGCCGTATTTGTTGACGGGCCGTACGAACCGGCGTTTGATACAGTCAGTGCCGTGACGACGCCCTTATCATTGATTGTCATTGCAAACGCCGCGGGGTTGGATGTGCGACCTTTTGGCGCAACAGTGGCCGTTCCTTCAAACCCAACACCGCCGCTATTCAAACTAACCGAAGATACGCGGACTGAGTTTTGTGCGTGCGATTCCCAATACGCTGTTGCGCTCGGTGTGGCATACCGCAGCCGCAATCCATAAATTGTGAAATGCCCAACCGTTTGAACGCTGCCATAATCTATGCGAAACAATTCTTTTGTGCTGCCTATCGCGTTTGAAACGAAATTTGCACCGGCTGTCTGTATGCTGCTGGCGTTTCCTAATGGCGATGTCACGGTACCTGTGGCCTGCGTTGGCGCAATGAACGACAATTTTGACACATATTCTGTACCACGACGGCTGCGCAGCCCCCCATATATAATCGGCGTCATATTCAACAATTTTTCGGCAGATTTGTTAAATATATCCAAATCTGTGCGTTCCACCAATTCTTTGGTGGTCATACCATGGTTAAAATTGTTCTTTTTCTGTATTGTCCGTGCCATTTTTAATTTCTCGCTGATATTATGCCGTCTGTTGGAATTGCGGTTGCACCGCGCTGTTTTGCGTCGGCCGCCAATGCTACACGCAGGGCGCGTGGCTCTTGTGTTTCAATAATCTTCAATCGGTCTGTATCGCCGGATATTTCCATAACCATATTATCGGCCAAAAACCAACACAGCCAATTTACAAAATAACTCGGCATAATTCCTTCGTATGGCGTTGATATGTACTTTATAAATGCACGCGGATGTTTTTTTGACAAACAATTGACCCAGATATACCCATCGTGCATGTCATACGGAATCGCATAACGACAATCTTCGTCGTCATACACACCCTTCAAACTATCCAGATGTTCCGGTACACGAAACTTAAAGCAATATTCACCATCTGACTCTTCAAAATCGTCGCTTGGTATTTCTTGAACGCGTTTTGTCCATGTCCACGAATGCTTTTGCATCGCCGCTTCAACCAACATGCCGTACTGTTCGTTAAAAACTGCGACCGGCATCAATGTTGTACTGGTTAAATCATACGCGGTCGCGCGGCCAGTTGTGCGTTGAAACACAACATTCGCAATCTTTTGCTTGGTGTATATCATTTTTTATGCTCCCAAATTTTCAACCTGTGGAAACGCCAAAGAAGGGAATCCACAGGCAAAAAATTCTAAAACCCCAGAAAACTGGGGTTTTGATTTTTTAATTTTGGCCCAACAGACAATCAATACCAACAACGCCGCGGTCGTCAATAACCACTGCGCCGGCATTAAATGTACCGCCAACCAACCATTCGCGATAATCAGGGATCCAATCAATGGATGTTGTGATATCTTTTTGGCTGGCATAACCGATTGCGTCTTTGTGCCATACAAAGCCGCGAACGCTACGCGACGCGCCTTCGCCCGATTTTGGCAACCCAATATCTTCGCCTTTATCTGCGAACATCTTGAATTCAAAGCCTAATGCGGCCTTGCCGGTACCTGCGTTGACATCTGCCAATTGACGCTTTTCCACAAAATCATTGGATGTGAATTGTGTTTCGTCTAACAGACCACGCAGCATGTATGGATGATACACGAAATAGCGACCTTCAAATGGAACATCATTTTTGTCCAATTTGTATTTCGCATCTTTCAATATCGCCAAAGACATTGCTTTTGTCTTGTCGCCAACAATCATGTTGGTTTCGTCAACACCGTCGGCCATTGCGTCAACCTTGATTTGGTCGCGGCGGCAACCCAACGCATTAGAACAAATCTGTGCCAATTCCTTCAATTCGTCAAAATTGATGGTCTTTGGATCAAATTCGTCCACATAATCAAACGCATCCCACGCTTTCAGCGGGCATAACACAGCGCTGACTTTTGCGCCGGCGCCGGCTACTCTTTGATGTGGCTTGTGTTCTGTTGCGACCACTGTACCAGATTTACGGAATTGCACTTCTTTACCCGGTGTTGCTGGTTTTTCGCGGGTTGTGCCGTTTAATACACCGACCTTCAAATATGCTGATTTCACTTCGGCATCATAAAAGGTCTGTTTTGCTTCATCAATATTAAAAGCCATTTTAGTTTCCTTTTTTTATGTATTTTGGGTTTATATATATGATAAAGCCGAATGTATTTGCGGGGTCGGAATTTCCGATAAAGCCCAACTTCGGGTCATATATGGACGCATTGCATCCATGAATCCGGACTGTCCGGATTCCTGCATACAACTGCTTAAATTGCACTGATTGGCAACTTTCCTGTGCGGCCGGCGGCTGCACGCTGCTGTAAAATTT